TGCTAGTTATCCGGTTGGAAACAAGTATCTTGTTAGACCGTTTGAAGGTGAAGCTAACACATATAGAAGTTTAATTGAACAAGATATTAAAGATGCACTGAAATAGGAGGTGTGCTAAATGGTTTCAATTATTGAGATTGTTAGATTCTTAAGACAGGAATTTCCTGAACTTAGTATTTATCCTGTTGAATTTCCATTAAACGCACCTACTGGTGCATGTATGGTTGAAGTTTATGCAAACACAGAAGCTAAGGCTGGAACATTTCCAATCACAGTACAAATTAAAGTACGTGATGAACACCCTGCTTTAAGTGAAGCGACAAGCTATAAGTTTAAAGAACTATTAGAAAACAAAACTGATTTTAATATAGGTAGCGTACAAGTCGTACTAGTAAAGTCTCAAAACCCTATTCCTTTGAATATGGGAAAGGACGAAAAAGGACGTTACTTGTACAGCAATAATTTTAGATTCGTAGTGAATGAAGGAGGAATATAAAATGGCAACTGGACAAAAGATTGCTGGTGTTGACATTTTGGTAAAAGTTGGTTCACCTGCTATTGTTATTGGAGGTCAGTCAGGTTGTACGATCAATAGATCAATGGATGTCATTGAAACTACTGATAAGACAAGTAACGGCTGGATGACAAAAATTGGTGGAATTAAAGAATGGTCTGTAGAAATGGATTCATTTATGGTAGTCTCAGATGCTGGTTATAAAGCATTATCTGATGCTTTCAAAAACCGTGCTGAAATTGACGTAGAAACTGAGATTGCTGGTGTTACTTACACTGGTAAAGCATTACTTACAGATTTTCCCATCGAGGCACCTGCGGATGATGCAGTTACTTTTTCTGCGACTTTAGAAGGCAGTGGAGAACTGTTAGAAACACCCAGCGTATGATGAGATTCTAACCGTGCCTCAGCTTACCTTAAGTGAAGGTAAGTACTACTCACCTACCTTAGATGTAAGAGGTAACGAAGGGGTTTCATTTAGGTTCATGACTGAGAATGAGGATTCGACTGTCACAATCCAAGAAGGTTCTGACGGTTTAGCATGGACTGACGTAAGCACCTATATTATTCCTACTAACAAACTTGTGTATATTAGCTACGAGGTTAACGGTGGTTACGTAAGAGTAATTGCTAATAACGATATGGAAGTAGCTTTAATACTAGAGGCTTAGGAGGCTAATAATGGCAGACTTATATAGAAACTATAAAGAACTAACACAGGTTAATAAATATGGACAGGACTACCACCTTTTATATGGTGTACGTCCTTCCAAGATCGCCTATGTAACACCGCACGGTGGAGGCATAGAATCAGGGGCTACTGAATTGTGTTTATTCTCTGCTGGTACCGAACATAGCTATTACTGCTTTGAAGGTTGGAAGTCTAGTGGAAATACAGACTTGCACATTACTAGTACTAACTTTGATGAACCAAACGGACTATGGATAATCAGTAATTCTTTTTATACAGTGTCCTATCATGGTTACTCAGATACAGTTAAGAATACTAAATGTGGCGGTCTTGATCTTGAACTAAAACACATGATCTATGACAATTTATTGTCGGCTGGTTTTAGTGCTGAGATTGAACCGGATGAGTCACCAATTACAGGGCAAGACCCTGACAACTTAGTTAACGCTAATAAACGTGGGCTAGGTGTTCAGTTAGAATTGAGTACCGCACAGCGTAATGCGTTCTTTGGAACTAATACCCGTGTTGGTCGAAGAAATACTGTTAACGCTGAATTTAACAGTTATGTAAAAGCTGTTACCGATGCTGTTAACGCATATGTAAAATAACTTAACTTAACTTAGCTTAAATTAAACATACTTACTATTGGAGGAATTTATTATGGCAAATGTACAACGTGGAGAAGCAACTATTATGTTAGATAAAGAACGAGTGATTAAATTCGATCTTAACGCACTTATTGATGTAGAGGAAAGCTTAGGTTTCTCACTTGCTGAATTAGGCGAAAAAATGTCTATTAAAGCAATGCGAACTCTATTAACTGCTGGACTACGACACGAAGATGAAGAATTAACTGAACGTCAAGTAGGTTCATTAATTAATATGGACAACATGAAAGAAGTTCAAGACGCTTTAGCTATCGCTATGGGTGACGTAAAAAACTAAATTGGAAGGATGTTAAACGTTACGGTTATGGCTTGTTAGGTTTAATGCCTGACCAGCTATACAGTTTAACCCTTCCTGAATTTTGGAATATGGTTGATGCAAAGTTATATTACAATGCATTAGATCAAGATATTGAAATGCAACGCCTAGCATGGCAAACAAGCTTGTTAATGACTGCTAGTGGAAACTACGGTAAAAAAGGCGTAAAAGCTGACAAGTTGTACAAGTCAAATTTCGATGAAAACGGGGAACCAATTTCTAGGGATTCAGAAAGTACATTCAAAACAATAGATAAAGAAGAAAAAGATAAAAAGCTGAATGAGTTAATTGAAAAATTTAATAAGAATAAGTGAGAAAGGGATAGTTAAAGATGAATAGATTTTATCTTTGGCTATCCTTTTTTCTTGTATTTTGGAGGTGAGTGAATGGCAAATTTAGCTGATATTTTAGTTTCCTTGACATTGGATACTAGACAGTTTAATAGACAGTTAAAACAAGTAGCTAAGAATATTGATTCTCTAGGAAGTAAAGTAGGACAAGCTACTACAAATATGCAAACTACGGTTCAAGCTTCTACTACCGCAATGGCTAGTGGACTAGGGAACGTTAACGCTTCAATGCAACGTATGGAAGATATTATTTCATCTACTGCTGGTAGATCGACAAGTAGCTTTCAACGGATGGGACAATCTTCTAGTGAAATGGCTAAACGTCTAGGTACTGATATGCAAAGTCAGTATAAGATTTTGAAACAAGCACAGAAGGAATATGAAAACTTCTCTATGGTTGGTAGACAAGTTTCACAGGAAATCAAAGATGAATTTTCTGCTTTACCTTCTCACTTACAAAGGTATGTTCAATCTCTAAGAGAGGCAGGGAAATCTACACAAGGTTTCGCTACTTTGAACCAACAATATAGTCAAAGAATTATAGCTAATATGAGTCAGGCTAATGCAGTACTTCAAGCGAAAACTACACAATCTCAAAAGTTGATGCAGTCATTTGCACAGAATACTAACCTAGCACCTTTGACAAATCAGTTCCTAGCTTTAGGAAACAGAATGGAACAAACTGCTAAACGTGGTACTGTTCTTAACGTTGCTTTAGCTGGATTAAAGCCTAATGCTACTCTTAAAGATTTAACAGATCGAATGAATTTCTTATCACAAGGTATTGGACGTGCTAGAGGTGCATTACTTGTATTCGGTATCGCTGGTGGACTTGCTGGTTTAGGAATGATTAAGTTAGCAAGTGCTGTAGATGAAAGGGTAATGCCAGCATTTGACAGAATGAAATCACACTTAGTTGATGCAATGGCACCGTTTATACATTCATTTGCTACTGCTATGGTAGCCGTGATGAACTTTGTAACTAAAATCGCTGATATGGTACAGGCTTTTTCATCTGCGAACCCGTTAATCTTTAATATGATTATGTGGGTTGGAATGCTAACTATGGTATTCGGAACGCTTTTAGCACCTTTAGCTGCGACTGGTGTTTTGACAGAAGGTGTAGCTTTAGCGTTTAGTGCTTTATGGGCTGTTATCGCACCATTTGTATTAGGATTCCTTGCAGTAGTTGGTGTAGCTGTGGCGGTATCAGTAGCCTTAGTTGGGCTGTGGGTTGCGATTCAGCAACTTTGGACTAACTCAACAGCGTTCGCTTCTGCGTTTACAAACATTTGGACACGGGTTAAAACGGCTGTAGTTGACAACTTTGTAACACCTGTCATGACAGCATGGAACGGCTTGAAATCGGCATTCACTGATTTACTTGCTAATGTAACCGGTGGTTCAGGAACTATGACAAATCTATGGACTACTCTAGGTAACGCTATTTCTACAATCGTAGGAAACATTGCTGATGTGGTTTTACCACTATTTAGTAATGCTATGAATTTCTTAGGACAAGCTGTTTCAGGTGTAGTCAATGTGGTAACTGCTGGTGTTCAATGGATGGGTCAGGCGTGGCAAAATCACTCTGCTACTATTCTACCGATCTTAACAACTATTTGGATGGCTGTACTTACAGCGTTTCAAGGGATTTCTAGTTTCATATCTTCAATCATGCCTCAGATTATTTCTATCGCTTCTGATGGGTGGGATTTAATCAAGACTGCAATTGATTTCTGTATGAAATATATCTATCCGGTTGTAGCTACTGCCTTTAAGTTAATTTGGGCTATTATCTCTGCCTTAATGCCACTTATCTTAACTATCATTAAGGGAACGTGGGACAACATTAAGAACGTTATTACATCTGCCTTAAATATTATCCAAAACGTAATACAGCTATTCTCTAACGTGTTAAAGGGTAACTGGAAAGGTGCATGGACAAACATTGTAAATATTGCCAAAAACGTACTTACATTAGTTTGGAACTTGATTCAGTTATACATGATGGGTAAATTACTTAAACCA